TCAAGCTATGACCCTCTTCCTTGATCCAGTTCATGACTTCAACTAGTTTTGCACTCATCTTGTCTGAACATTTTCTTGAACCTGTGATTAAAACTCTCATAATTAAAACTCCTAAAAGAAAAAAAAAGACAGCCGACAGAAACCATTAACTGATTCCTGCCAGCCAAAGTAAAGAAACAATTAACCCTCTGGATTGATGACCTTTTTAAGCCAACAACTATCACAGATAAACATTTCCAAGATCTTGTGATAGAAGACATCAACTTCTAATTCTTCTGGTCCTGAATCTGTTTGGTTATGTCTTGCTCCACAAATCTCACAATGTTCAACAACTTTCAGTTCTAAACCTTTTGGTGCAAAAGCATTACTTAAAGTCTCAAATAAATCCATCATTTCTGTTCTCCAATAAAAAAAATAAACAAACAAAATAAAAAAACGGCTGTCAAAGCTAAAAACATGGGAAAAATCATAGTCAAATCTATTTTCAAACAACCAGTATAAAAAATTGAAAGTCTTTTGTTCCGATACTTGTTTTTTCAAATCTATTTTACTTTGATTTAATTCCTATATTCCGTCAGTGCGGAGTCGGGACAAGTAGAAACAATTATGACAGGATTGTAAAAAATAGACTGTTATGGTTCCTATGTTACAATTCAGGTAGCCGTGTGGCTCACTGCCGAAGTGACCATTTGGGAGGGCCGCCCCTTGGGAAGTCTCCCAATACCAATGATAAAAATAAACAAGCAATGGTATTCAATTAAGGGAAGTAGCGATTGTTTCTGGGTGTGTTAGTAATGAAATAAGAATCAAGGTTTTGAGCTTGCTACAAAATATCCACCTTGATAGTTACGTGAAACTTTGCCAGAAATATGAGCGGTACGATGCAATGAAGGAAGAGACAAGCAGGGATTTGTGGTTAAATGAAAAAACTAATTACGTACGCTTAAGGGTATAGATAAAGTGCAGGCTTCAATCTGACCCTTTAAACAAGCAAATTCAAGCGTTAAAGACAAGAGAATGTTTCACGTGGAACATTATACTATTACGGTTATCTTGGGTTGAGATGCTACCTTTGATGAGGTTGCGAAGCAATCCACAACATGCGATGCTCCTTTTGGTGATTAAGGGATTATGTATACTTTTGTTAAGGGAACTTTTCTTTTTGGACAGTGCCAGCAAGTAGTAATGTATTTATAGGAGAGTGCCTCTTTACAGATTGAAAGTAGGTGAATCTTTCGTCTTCATCATAAGTTGCTGTTCTTTTTGTAAAGAGGCAAAAGAATCTTACCTTATGAATTTAATAAATGCAAAATAATTAATTACTGTATTATCTTTTGTACCCCTCCCAATGGAGAACATCTTGCTTATCCTGAGTTGACGAATCAGGACGGAAGGTTCCGTGTATTCTCCTTAAGGAAGTAAATTTAAATCCTTGGGTATGCTTTTATTATACATGACTTTCTCATTTTTTCAACTTAGTGTCGTAGTTCATGTATAGGGTTTCAGTAGTATTTGTCCCTGATTTTGGCTGTAGTGTATTGTTTAAGAGATATACGAATTGGAGGTTTACGTCATGTAGTAACCCTCCTATATATGATATTAAGTATACCGATCCTTAAGTGTAATCATCTTTTTTTACTCTTTTCTGTATAGCACTCCTTTATATTTTTCTTCATATTTTTCGGTATGCTTTTCTTTTATTTACTATGTTTTCTTTCTTTTCTTGTGATATTATTTTTATATCTACTCATTCAATAAGTACGCAATATAATTAATAATTGCCTTAATATTACTTAAGATAAGCAAGATACTTATTAATGGGTAGGTTTCTATTTAAATAAAAGCTCTTAGCCTTTTATTTTCTATACTTTCATATAGCTTCTAGCTTGTCAATTATTACGTATCAGCTTAGTTATCCGTGTTACGTTTTAGGTAGAACTTACGATTAGTTATAATACTATTTAATCCCTTCTCCACCTTTGACATCCCATAACTTAATTAAAATCAAATAAGAATACCAATTAAACCTGCACCTTTAAACTATTTAATATCAATAAGTTAAGGCAGAAAACCTTGAAGAGTTACTTCCTATTTAATCTATGTTTTTATTTGAAAATCAAATAAGAATTTATGTGTATAAAACTTATTATTATTGCAGGTATTGAAATGATTGGTTCTCGTTTGTTGCGGAACTGAATGTAAATATGTCGTAAATCTTAAATATATATTTAAGGTTACTTTATACACCTGTTTTTGGCTTTGCTTGTATAAAGTTTCTTTTTTCTTCTGTATCTGATCCATTTGCATTTGTAGCTGTAAGTTCTATGTCCCAATCCTCTGTACACCAAGGAGGGATTATTCCTTGATAGAATTTTTTAAGTGTTATAGACATAAAGTATTGATATGTTCCTATATTTTGAGGAGAAACTACACACCAGTATTCTTTTCTTGGTCTTGCTCCATTCCCTTTAGGTATGTCGCCTGTTGGAGGTTGTTTTAACCAGCATGCCACTGCCAAGTCTTTAAATATCTTATTTCTTTCGTCTTTCGTGAATTTTCCTCTTCCACTGCCTCTGGAAGCTATTCCGAAAGGGTCAAGTACTCCAGGTTTTATTATTGGTGTAAAGTCTAAAGGTCTTGTAGGGTCTGGATTTGGATTGTCTTGGCTTTCTTCGCTATCGTCTGGTATGTCTCTTTCGAAACGTTTAGGTCTTGGTGGTTGAGGTGCTAATGGGGGGACGAGGTTTACAGGTTCGTCATCATAAAAAGGTTCTTCTTCTTGTGTAAATTCTTCTATAGGGTCAACTACTTCTTCTTCGTCGTTATCTGTTTCGTCTTCTGCATTTTTTAAGTTTCTTATACAGATTTCTTTATCTATTATCTTTTCTTCTTTATCTTTATCATCTTGATCTTCATCTTCTTCGTCATTATCTGTTTTCTTTTCAGCTTTTTCCTTTTTTCTTTTCTTTTTCTTTTTTTTCTTTAATTTCTTTAATTCTGAGGATGGTAATTCGTGAATCTCTTTTTCTGTTGTTGGATTTATTATTCTTTTTCTTTCTCTTTTGGATTCTTCATCATCTGTAAATATGGGGTCTTTTACGAATCTTGTAGGTTTCCTTTTTATTCTTGTTCTTGCTTTTTTCTTTCTACAAACCATATTTTAAGGTGAATCGGTGTCAAAAAGTTCTAAAGGATTTTCTAATGTTGAGAATTCAACAAATGCATCTCCTGAACCTGAGACTTTTCTTTTCCAAGACCAAGAAGTGGGGCTTCCAGTTGATGTGTCTGTAAATTGACAATTAATTGTTTTTATTCCTGTTCTTGGTGTTCCTGAAAAGTTTGCTACTGGTGGTGTAGGTAATGCAAACGAGTAACCCGTAGGATTGAATGGTCCACTAGGATGTGTTGGCGAAATTTCAACTCTATAAATATTTCCGTTGTTAAAAGTTCCTACAGCAAAATCATCTCCGGAGTCTACAAAAGATACTGCTATTGATGCCCCGTTTGTTGGGTTTGGTGGCATTGGTCGCCATTCTGATCCTGTCCACCCTTGAAGTGCATCCGCTCCTGCTGATCCTACAGCAAAGAATTCTCCACCAGAGACTAATAGGTATCCCCATCTATAGGTAATTCCTTTTGTTACTGTTACCGAAATAGGCAAATCAAAGGTAGTTTCTGTTTGAGTTATATTTATAACTTTGTTTGAACCTTGAAACAGAATATTCGCATCTTCATCAAATATTGCTGGTTTTAATGTTCGCGTTGCTTCTGCTCCTGCGGCTGCTCTTATTGTGAATTTGGTTGTTGTTGTTGTTGCCATAATTAGAAGTAATCTAATTTTCTTGGTGCTAAAGTAGGATTTATTCTATCTCCATCTCTATTGAATTTTGCTTTCTTTACAGTTGGTTCTACTCCTGCTTTTGTTGTTAATATTTGGTCGAAGTTTGTTGATAAATCTGGACCTGTTCTCATCGCTCTTAAACGAGATACAATTGTTTTTGCTTCCTGGAAGAATGGCTGGTATGTTGAAAACTCAAAACCTGCAGTAGTTGAATTTGATTTGAGTATTATTCCTACTGCATAATTTGCTTCAGCAAGAACAATCATTTTATCTACTGTTCCAGTAAACGGTACGGTGTATCTGTCACGTAACTGAGAATTTAACCATTCATTAGCAAGTTCTCTTTCATCGTCAAAGTCTGATAAACTTGCTGCATATCCTGGTGTTGTTGCTATCCCATGAAATAGTAATTCTAATTCAGCATCCGTACTATACGCCATCTGATGTTTCTCCTTTCTTTGTGTCTGTTTCTCTTCTTAAATTTCTTTTAATACTTGCTTCTGATTCTAAATATATAACTCTTTCTGATATCTCTTTTAATTCTTTGGTAAATGTTCTTTCCATTCTATCTAATGATTCTCTAAAAACCGTTTGTATCTCACTGATCGAATCTGTTATTTTGTCATATCTTTTATCATGTTTTTTGTACTGTAGCATATTTGCAAAACAATATGAAATAAGAGCAACTATCACATTTCCTGTGAATATTGTTAAGCCTAATACATATGGATGTTGTAATACACTTTTTGGCATTTTAACCTTTTGTTTATAAGATATTAAAAACCCTTAATAAAACTATAATTATTGTTCCAATTGCTGATTGTATTAAAATTTTGTTAAGGTTTAATTTCTTTGTCATCTTTTGCTTTGTCATCTTTTATCATATAATTTTCTATTAACTTAGAAACAATAACGCCTGTAGCAAAAGCAAATACTGTCATTGGTTTTATGTCGTCTGTTTCTTTCCCTGTATATTTACCGACAACATATGCTAATAATCCGCAAAAATATATTAATATCCCAGCCCTTATATAAGATCTTAATTTTTCCCTGTTCATTAAAATAACTCCTTCCATAATATAGATGCATCAAAGGTTGCACTATTTGCGCTTGTACCTGAAACTGTTAGGGTGTCTCCAGGTACCAACAGTATTTCTAATTGTGTTAAATCTCCTGCTGCTGAATCGTTTTTCCCTGCTAATAAACCTCCGAACAGTCTTGATCCTCCTGTGACTGTGGTTCCTGATGTGTCAATCTCTATAACTGAATTCGTTGTGTTAATATCTGAATATGATGGTACTCCACCTAATGTCGCATTAAAAATAAAACTTATATTACCTAAATTGTTAGCTGAACTAGCTTCTATTGCTCCTGCTGTTCTTTCTAACAAAATATCAATAAAATTTACTTTTCCGGCATATGTTGTTTTATTTCTTATTGTGAATATCGCAACTTCTGTGGTAACTGATGTTTTTTCTATTACACCTGAAGTTTGATGTCCACTCTGAAGCTCTGTTAAACTTGTTTTCCCTTCTGTAAAATAACTATAAGATGAAGACTTCATAACTATATCACTAGTAGTTGCTTTGTTACTAGAGCATATAGTGAAATTAAAATTAGGATTAAAAACTGAAGGGATTGTATTTTGATTTGTATAATCTATTGTATGAAAAGCAAATAAACGACCAGTTTTATCATCTTCTATTAAATATTCAATAGCTCCTGCTCCTAAATACTGAAATCTTATACCAAAAACATTTAACTTCGTTTCATCTAATATCATCCCTGACGAACCAGAGCCGTCCAAAGGATCATCAAATATAGATATATTATCTGCTAATGTGTCATTCTGGAATCGTACAATACTGAATGTGTCACCGTTGCACCCTAACATATATCCATTATTAAATGTCGTATTTGATCCGACTTCTCCTGCCAATCCTATGTATTGCTCTGTTCCTGCTGTGCATCCAGTAAATAAAGCTGTGAACCTTGTTAAACCTCCCAGTCCGGCTCTATACTTTGCGTGCTGTTTTGACTTTAGTATTGCTATACTTCCGGTGGTTGTTCCAGTACTTATAACCGCCATCGCTTGTGACTGTGTTACTGTTCCCGAATTTGTAGCTGTGTTGATTATTAAATCTGTATTTGATACTGTGTATTCAAAACTTCCTTGGAATACTGGTGATAATTCTATTGTTCTTACATCACCAAATGCTGAAAGTGGAATAGGTGGATTTTGGTTTGTTAATGACGTGGAAAGTATAGGTGTGTCATATGCATTTAAAAGTTTTTCTACTAACTTTGTTTCTTGTGCATATGATTTAGGTATGAAACTAACTACTAAAATTAAAGCAAAAAAAAAAGCTTTTTTCATATTATTTAACTCCTGACATTTTTAAAATTAACGTGGAAGAAAACATCTAAAAGTATTTATATCGTTGTCTGCTCCTTTTGATATTGTTGTTATGCTTCCTGCCCCCATAAGGGCAAAATTACCTCCGAAACCTTCATCTATTACATCGTCGGTCCATTCTGCATCATCTGCTTCGTCTGTTAAAGTAAAGTTGTTCATAGATATATACCATTCATTTACAGATGGTAGCTTCCCACCATATAAAGTAAAACATGAATCTGCTGCCTCAAACCAATTCGCCGTACTTTCTTCTGTTGTTTGCATACACCCTAATTTATTACCTGATATTATTATGTCTGTGAATCCACTTGGGCATGTGGGATCTTTTGATTTTGTTGTTTGACTAGTGCCATCTGAAAAGTTAATTGTAGAAAAATTACCATCAATATCTATTTGGTTTTCTAATCCTTTCCATACTTTAGTTGTTCCTAATTTAGTTTGTGAAAAAGTAATGTTACAAATTATTGTACTTATTATTATTGAAGTAAAAAAAATGTATTTCATTCTGTTTTAACTCCCATCACAAATACCATCTGTATCTATTGTGCATGTTAAAGTTCCATTTAAAGTAAAACATTCAGTCCATCCTGCATTATCTGTATCTCTAAACATTAAACAACCTCCACCTGAAGATGCATTAATTGTTATTCCTGTATTTGCTCCCCCATTAACATGTAATAAACTACTTGGTGTTGTTGTTCCTAATCCTATGTTGCCAGTACTTCCAATATATAATCTTCCTGAAATTGTTGTAGTTCCATCTGGAACAGTGCTAAATGTCATACTTGTTGGCATTGAATTATTGCCTACTGTTCCTAATGGATCTATATCCGCACTAAATGATGCACCTATAATATTAGTCCCATTTGGGGCTCTACCTCTAAATGAAAACAAACCTAATGTGTCACTATTTGTGACTGAGGTTGGAGATGCAGTAGATCCTCTTGCTCTAATCAAAGATATATCTGTAGAACTTGAGCTATTATTTCTTTGAAAAAAAACATTAGTATTGTCATGTATAATTGAAAAAGGTATTAGTCCTACATTTCCTGGTGGCTTGCCTATTGTTATTCCACTTGTAGTTCCGTCTCCGATCCCTATTGCTAAAGCTGTTTGTGGTGTTGAAGTTCCTATTCCTATATTTCCTGATGAAATAGTTGTTGCTGTTCCATCTATTCCCGTTCCAAATATAAGATTGCCAATGTTTAATGTATTTGAATCTGTTGCTATTTGGATATCTATTTCGTGCCCAATCAATATATTATTGTCGCCTGTTGTTAAATTATCTCCAACTTTATAACCTATTCCAATGTTATTATTTGCTGTTGTTGCATTAAAGAAATTATCCGTTCCTATCCCTATGTTATTATTCCCTGTATACCCTGCTCCTGAATCTCCAATACTTATGTTGTCATCACCTGTTGAAAAAAATAAACCATTTGATCCAAAGTTTATATTTCTATTTCCTGATACATTTGTATTTAATCCGAATTCTCCACTGTTTATATTAAAGCTTCCTGTTGTTATGTTTTCTTGCCCATTTGAACCTATGTTTATATTTTCATCTCCAGTAGTTAGGTTCTGGAAAAATGTAGCCCCAATTCCAATATTTCCATCTCCATTATTTATTGATGTTGTTCCTATATCAATCCCAATGAAGTAGTTATCATCTGATGTTGATAAAGTTGGTTTAATAACTCCTGGTCCTAAAAAAAGTCCTTTATCATCTGTGTCTATATCAAAGACTGTTTGACTTCCAATTTTATAAACTCCTGTTGTATCAATATCCCCATCAACAGTCAGCATATTCCCTGTCGTAGTCGTTCCAATACTAACTGTATCTGTTATCTCACTAGGATGTAATGTTTGTCCTGTATCTGTCCATTCTTCGTTTCCTGCTCCTCCTGCTGTTGTTTGTATTGTTCCGTCTGGAAATGTTAAAGTGCCTTCAACAGAAAACATGTCTTCTAATGCTACCCAAGCTTTAGTTGTTCCTAATTTAGTTTGGGCTAAACAAACCCCGCAAATAACAGATAATAATATTAATATTCCTGGGAAAATAATGAAAATTAGTTGGTCTTTTTTGTTGAAATTCATTTCTTATCCTTATTGAAATTTCCCTGAAATGTTTACTAAATCTGTACCTGCTGTTCCTGAACCTGATACTCCAACTCTAACAAAATCCGGTGATTCTAATATATTGATTGGCTTTGCTATTGTCATAGTCCCTGTCACTTCAATTGTTAGTATATCGTTCCATACTGTTGTTGTTCCGATTTCGCTTTCAACTCTAATAACTACAGCATCAGAACCTAATTGTGGTATGTAATATTGAAGATTTCTAACTAATACTGCATGACGTGTGATTAATGATCCTGAAGTTGTCGAAGTTCCAGAATCATTATTATAAAAAAAAGTGTTTGTTCCTGCGGGATTGAAGTCTGAGAAGAAAATTACATTTTGGCCTGGATTATTACCAGTAAAGTCTGTGATTGTTAAACCATTTTTGGTTCTTGCCTCTGCTAATGAACTGAATAAGATGATAAAACCAATTAATAAAAACCCTATACATAAATGCCTTTTTTTTTTATTCATTATTTTTGTATCCAATTTGAACCATCTGAAATAATATTTAAACCATCCCACTGAGTCGTAATTGTTCCAGCTAAATCAGAATCAATGGTTTGAGTGCCTGAGGTTATCACAGTTATAGTACCTGCACTTGAATCAATTTTTATGATATTTAATTCTCTTCCAACTTGTCCTACTGCGGTTAACAATGAGTAAGCTAATATAGCTGATGTTGTCCCTGTGAACAGCACCACTGAATGTGTTCCTACTTGAGTAGTATTAGTTCCTAACGATGTGACATTTGTTGCTATAGGCCCTAATACCATCAATGATGACGATGGTGTTGTTGTTCCCAATCCTAAATCTTGCATAATGATTACATTTCCGTCATCAATATGCAATTTTCCTTCTACTATTAAAGTATTTCCTCTATGGTAGTTCGGCCATGATTCTGCAAAAGCCGAACTACTTAAAGAGAAAATGCCAGCAAAAACAATTAACGAAATTAATAATTTTTTACGCATTAATATTTCCTTTCTTTTCCCTTAAAGTGCATTAATTAATTTGTCTAATGTTGGTAATATTTTTTTTAGACTTTCTTGATCTGTTACATATTTTAAAGCTGCATATCTTAATTTATATAACTGTTTATGTATTACTGCTGCAAGAGCTAATCTTAGGTAATCCTCTACTGATAAAGACTTGTAATCCTCTTCTGTTTTTAATTCTTCAACAGATACAAAAACTTTTTGTGGCTCTTTGACCTCTTCTTGTTTTGTCTCTTCTGTAACTACTTCTGTGGCGTCTTCTACTTCTTCCTTTCTTCCTTTTTCCAAATCATTAAATTTTTTTTTATTACGCATATATTTTCACCTTCCTAAATTTTTAGCTTATTACATTTTGAAGTAAATAACCTGAACATGCACTTGTTATTTTACTGTCAGAAATGTCAAGTGTTGCATTTACAACTTCTGATTTATTTGCTCTCTCTTCATATGTTTGTATATCTCTTCCTTTTGCCTGAAAATTATACGCAAATGAAGGGTCTTGCTTTATTGGTTCTGGTTTATCATTTACAAATCCGATAAATACATTTTTGCCCCAAAGTCTTGCCAATGTTTCAGTCGATCCAATTAAAGAAGAAACTTGTCTGGAACCTGGCACTACTAATTTTAAGCCCCATAATGAAGGTGGGATTAATTCATCTGTCAACAAACGTGAATCTTGGTTTTTTATTAAGGCTCTGATTTGCGGACTTTGTCTAATTTTTCTCCATACCTGTATAGGTATTGATATTTTATTTGGTTCAAAACCTTCCAAAGCTACAAGTTCTCTTGCTATTTCTACGTCTCCCTCTATATCTCCGTTGATGAAATCATCCCACTGGTTATTAGGTGATGCTGACAAATCTTTAACATGTGTCGCATCGTAATTACCTGATGTTTCTATTAAAGTTGCTGCTCTTTTTTCTTTCGCTATAAGTAATAACCCTATCAAGTATTCCATTGTTGATTTACCAAGATTCAAAGCTTTATTCTTGTTTTGTTTGAATTCTCTGTTATCAATTGGTAATTCTAATGAATGTTCTATACCTGAATAAGACTGTACAGTTGTTGTAAATCTTAATGGGGTATTTGACCTATTAGTCAAAGCTCTTGTGTCATCAATGTTACTATTTAAATTTTCTTTGGCGAACAAGAAATAATTTCCTTGTTCGTTATCTTCTCCTACATCAACAATTGGAATTAGTTCGTCTGCTGCAAAACCGTAATTTCCAAATTTAATTGATAACTGTTGTAATATTATGTTCGTTTTAGGAACATCACTAATACTAATGAATCCCATAATCCTTATCTCTCTTTCTAATAAAAATATTAATTAAATTATTTAAGATGGAAATTGTATCAACATCACAAGGACCTTAATATATGCTTGATCTGTTCCCGATTCCAATGCCCTTGCTACAATAAAATCACCAGCTGCCGGAGCCCTAACTTCTAATGAACCATTTTCCGCATCTGTTGTTGATCCTGTTTTTGCTTCTAAATAATCGCCTCTTGAAGGTGTACCTTTTACTCTTGCTATTGCTACTTGTCCGCCCACTGCGACTCTCACTGCATCTGCTGCGTTTGCATCTTCTTGCGCTATTCCTTGTATGACTGTATTTGTTGTTTCTGTTCCAGCCATAGGTTTTACTTGATTATTTGCTGTTCCGTTTAACACTGGTAATCCTCTTCTTACTTCTCTGCTTCCGTTTACTTCTGCAAGGAAAGAGCCGTTATCTTGACTTTCTGGTACTGATACTTGTGTCATTTTATCCTCTTTGTTTTAATGATTATTAAAATTTATATATTAAATTTATACTTTTAAATCTCCTGCTGCTTGTAACAGGTTAAATGCTTCTTCATAGCTTATTTTATTCTTTTCTGAATATGTAAGTATTTTGTTATGTAATTTTGTTACTGGATCACCATTAGCTGGTTGTGTTATTTCTGCGTTCATTGTTATATCTTCAGGTGCTTCTAGTGTTCTATCTTTCATTCTCTGCTGTATCATTGTCAATATTTTTAACAATATATCATCTTCTGCATAAGTCAAATGTGGCGATACCTCTTCTATGAATGCAGGACTAAATGATTTAGCTAAACTTTTTTCTATCTTCTCTTTGTTCATTGATTTTAATGCTGCACTTGCAACTAAAACTTTATTGTTACTTTGTTTTAAATCTTCTGATAGTTTGTCAAATTCTCCTTTACTTGTTTTGAGTTGTTCTCCAAATAATAATATTTCATCATTTGTTTTTTTCTGACCCTCCTGCAAAGTTTGAATTTCTATTTTTTGTTGTTTAATTATTTCGTCTTTATCCATATTACTGTCTTTCTCTATTGAATTTTCTAAAATATAATGTTGTTCTTCTTCTGAATTATAAATTAATGTTAAATCTTTTAATGTTTTTATTTTAGGTATATCAGCTCCTAAAATTGCTACTGCTCTTAATGCTGGTCCGTGTGATTCTCCTTTTGAATCAATATAATCTACATAAATTTCTGATGATACTCTTTTGTATTGTCCTCCTTCTATCAAAGTTACAATTTCTTCAGGAACATTTGAAAATTCTGCTATTATTTTTTTTGTGTTATTTAATCTTTTTACATTAATTATTTCGCCAGCGTTAGGATAACCTTCTTTTTGTATTAAATTTTGTTCTTCTTCATGTCCTAATTTTATTGGTGGTCTTATTTCTTCTCTTAATTTGTAAAAATTATCGACTATTTCATCTAAGATTTGTTCGTTTTCATTTTCAAAAACTTCTTGAAATCCTATGTTTTTTCCTTTTGATAAATTTAATTCTGCGAAATATAATGGACATCCATATTGGATTGCTGATTCACATTTTTCTGCATATTCTAGATAATTATCTGGTTCATTATCTAATGTTAAACAAACACATGAATCACAAAAATCGCATTTTGATATTAAATCTAAATTTGTATCTTTTTCTGTTAAATTATCTATTTCAAATGGATATGTAAATTTTTTATTTTCACTATATGGAAAATAAAATATATTATTTTTTTTGTTTATTATTTCTGGTTGTTTACTTGTAAATGATGGATATGGAAAAGGATATGTATATTTTTGTTTTGTCATAATATTTTGTTAATAACAAAAAAATGATTAAAAGTCTAATTAAATCTTTTTATTCAAACACTTCTTCTACTTCTTTTTCTTTTTCTAATTGTGTTGAAGGTCTGTATGTTTGTATTAATCTTGAATTATTTGCCATGGATTTTAAATATAAATCTAATAATACTGCCGGTTTTAATTCTTTTAAATTTACTTCATCAACGTATTCTTCTAATTTTTTTGTTAATTTTTCTATTCTTTTAATTTGTCTTAATGCTATATCTTTTAATGTTTCTTCTTTGTTTTTTACCCAACCATATTTTTTTGCCCAATCTGATATAGTTGGTAGTCTTTCTATGCCCAAGCTTTCACAAATGTGTTGGTTTTTGTCTCCGTTTAGATACATTATTTCAGCTTGGTCAATTATTTCTGTAGAATAGCCATCTCTTGCCATTATTTTTTTCCTTTATTGGTTTTTCTTTTTCCAAAATAAGTAAGTGTTTCCACTTTCTGATAGTTTCAATTTTTTTAATATATATTTACCATTTAAGTTCTTTGATTCCGAAAATTCTAAACTTTTCCCATTTTCTTTTATTTCTTCTTTATATTGTCCCATATCAATTAATATTTTGCTGAAGTTTTTCTTTTTAGGTTCTTTAATTACTGGATTTTCAGAAAACACCATTGCTCCAGAATTCAATCTTTTGAAGATTATTGTTTTTGCGTTTTTTATGAATTTATCTAATTTTTCATGTTCTTTTAAGTTTTTTTGTTTTATTAATAAAGGTTTAGGACAATATTCATCATTCCTTATTAATAAAAATTCATTTTGATTTTCTTTTTTTAATTCTATTAAAACTTCTGTGTTTTCGTTTTCTTTTACTAGTAATGAAATAGTGAATTTATTACCTTCTTTTTCCTGTTGGTTAACTGTTTGATTAAATGGCCCTTCTTCATGTTTATGTATTCCTAATCCTTTGTTTTCATGATATCCGTCACTTATTTTACTATCTTCATGTGTATGGCCTGACCCTTCTCTTCCAGGCTGATGTGAATGTGGTCCTGATGGCCTTGTTAGTCCTGGGTGTAAATGGTTTCCTGCGTTTTGTTCATGTGGATGTTGATGCCTTCCATCAAGCTCTAATTCTTGATTCATTTCTATTTCTTTTTGTTTATAGTGTCTGAAATTCTTTAAATCTTTTAATGATTGTTTCCAATCTCCATTAAATTGTATAGCTCTGTCATCAAGATATATATTTGCAACTGGTTTATGTTCCGGAATTTTATCTACTTCTATTTCATTTTCTCTTAACCAATTTAAAATTGCTTTTCTTCCTTTTTCTGTTTTTGTTCTTGATGAAAATATTACTACTTCAAATCCTGCTTTTTTGATTTCTTTTATTGCTTCTTTTGCTCCTTTTACTGGTTCGTCTTCTATAATATCTATATCTTTGAATGCTGTTGTCGCAGAGTGGATCACTCCGTCGAAATCTAGTGCAATTTTTATCATTCGTTACCCTCCTTTTCTTTTTTTTCTTCTTCTCTTTCTTTTTTCTTTTCTTCTCGTTCTTCTTTTCTCTCTTTTGTTTTTTCTTCTCTTTCTTCTTTTCGTTCTTGCCGTTTTTCTTCTCTTTCTTCTTCTTTTTCTTGTCGTTTTTCTTGTCTTTCTATTTCTTTCTCTTGTCGTTTTGTTTCTCTTTCTTCTTCTTCGTCTTTTTCTGGTATAGTAGTTTCTTCTGTTTCTCTTTGATTTGGGTCTGTTTTTGGTATTACAAATTCAAATATTGGTGGTAAAGGATTAGCAAAATTTAGATTTATTATTCTTTTTATTATCTGATTGTTTATTGCTCCTTTTAATAAATCTGCTCCATCACACTTATATTCAAACCTTACGTCTGAGTGTGCTTTAGATAAAGCGTAACTCCCTTTTCTTCCTTCTTCTACTGATTGTGTTGCTCCTAGTACTAATTTTGACATTTCAGCGTTACAGACATCTATTAAGTCCCTATATGAAATGTCGCCTTGTGCTGTTTTTATGAATTCTATACAAAATGTATCTGGCAATGTAATTCCTATTTCATTTTGTAAATCATCAAGTGCTTGTAATGCTTGATTTTGTAAATTTGAATCTGTTTCTCCTGCAGGGTATTTAATTACTGCTGTTGGAGCTCCATATCTTTCCAGGAATATACCCCAAAATTTTAGTCCTACTTCTTTTTTAAACCAATGATACCAGTAAGCTTTTTCTAGTAACGGATCACCATATGGATTTCCAAATCCTTCAAAAATCACATGAACTAATTTTTGTGCAGGAATTTCAACTTCTTCCCCTTTTTTCATATCTGTGAATAGAATTTTAAATCCTGTTTCTGGTTTTGCTTCAAATCTAAATAATTTTTGTTTATGAAAGATCAAATTATAAATGACAGTTTTACCGTCCCATCTACCACTTACTTGTGTCTTTGTTATTATTTCATGTATTGAAAATCCTTTTGGTATTGCGTCTAATATGTTCTTAAAATGAACTGGTAAATCTCCTTTCATTTCCATTAAAACAAACCACATAAAATCTAATTGTTCTTTCGCTTCTGGTGTGTCATTGAAAGGTTTTAATATATACGGAAAGCTACAAGCTCCTATTTTTCTTGTGTTCATTATTGAATATAAATGAGGGTCTCTTGCTAGGATTTTATCATAATATTCTAGTCCTTCAAATTCCAAGACTTCATCAGGTGATCTAATATCTAAATTATATTTTGATCTTATTTTTTCATTTGTTAATATGATTTCATTTTTTTCTGTTCCTATTTTTGGTTCTATGTTTTTTGTTATTTTGTTTTTTGGTATTGTTTTTGGTTTTGTTTTCATTTTTAATATTTTTTTTAAAATTTATCATAAATAATATGTTTGTTTCTATTTCCTATTTGTCTGTTTTTCCCTATTTTTATTACCCTTGATTCTTTATTCACAGACAAATTTCTTCCTACGCTTTTCATTGATCTATATGTGAAGTCATAAGTATATGCGTTTTGAGCCGCTCCCAATGCTAATGCTATACTATCTACATAATCTTCATGTTCTCCTTTTGGTGCGTTTAATTGTAGTAAACTTCCTCTATAATGTTTTTCTACTTTTAAAAACTGTTCTGTTAATTTTAGAAATCTTTTTATTCTTGTTATTGGCCTTGTAAGTTGATATTTTTGCACTACTTCAACTAGTTTTGAATGTAATGTATGAATATTGTATGCTGTTATTGGTGTTACTTTTCTTCCAAAAACTGCTTGTAAAAAGTCTGTATTTGCATCTCCTACTCCTGTTGATTCTGCCCATATTGCAGTTGGGTCGTAAATGTTTATAAATTCTGTTATTTGTCTATGCTGTTCAGGATAATTATCTTTTTGTAACTCTAATAAATCAATTATTCTATATTGGTCTGACATTTTTTCTATGATTGAACATACAGTTGAATCTGTTTTTTTTCCCCAATCTATACCACAAAATAAGTGATTACCTGTTTGTTCTCCTATTTGATGATTGCTTAATAATCTTGTATCTTCCCAAATTTCAATAGGAAAAGCATTCCCTGTTGATAAAACCCATATTAAATCAAAATTTAATTGCCATTCTATAGATTCTTCGCCTAATCTTCCTTTTTCTTTACTACACCATGTTTTATATGGTTTAGAATATTTTTGTGCAACTTTGTATGTGACCTTTAAATGTAATCCATTTCTTTTATTTGTATTATATCTTATCTGTTTTATGAATGGTCCTAAGGACGTATATGCTGAACCATACATTAGTGCGGATCCATTAGTTGATGCTAACATTGGATTGAAGACTTTGTATATAGCGTACTGACAGAGTTTTTGTGCTTCATCGTATGCTATTAGGTGGAAAGACTCTCCTTCGTTGAATGAGGTGGGGTTGCCGCTCATTGCTTTTACTTTTGAGCCGTTTGATGTTTCAAAATTATCTTGATTAGATGAAATTATTTTAATTCTTAATTCTTTTAAAACTTCTTGAAACGATTCACTTTTTGCTAAATTCTTCATTCTTCTTAATGCGATTCTTGCTATTTCTATTTTTGGGCCAACTATACCAACATGAAATCCTTTTTTGAAATATTTAAGATGTGGATATTGTTTTAAGTACTTTTTTGTATTTGCTAATGCTGGCAATAATATTATACATGTAGCTATTGTGGCTAAATATGTAGTTGTTTTTCCTGATTGCCTGGCCGCTTCTCTTGTTAAAATATCCCCTGAACCTTTTATTATGTTTTCAATGCATATTTTAATATCTTTGTCTTGGTAAGGATATAAGTCACAATCAATTATCCTTTTTTGTAATGATTCAAAGTTTTTAGGTAATATCATGTTTATTTCTCTAAATTATTTAAAAAGATCCATAATTGTTTATTCCATTTAGCATCATCTAATGCATTATGGTTTTGTGTTTTTACAAAATCTGTCTTAAATCCTTTGTTACTTAAATAGTCTTTCCATTGTTTTAAATCATTGCAATACATTAAATATTGTTTTGGTAAGTCTATCATTCTTCCAAATAAGCCACAAAATGCAACCCAATCATATGCGGAGTAATATCCCCAAAATTCCGGAATATCATCACATATAAAATCTACAATTGTTTCTTTAATTAATGTCGGTGTTCCAAATATTTCTGTTGTTGCTTTTGATGTTAACGCGTTTAGTGTACTTGCATTACAAAACCCTTTTTTTTCATTTTCATTCCTATACCATTTTAAATTAGAAATCACATTTTCTTTTATCCATTCATCTGCATCTCTTTCTTCGAAACATGCATTTTCTGCATAATAAGTTTGTCCTTCTTCTGAAATTATACCTATTGAAATCAAATCTATTTTTCCATATTTTTCTATGAATTCTGTATCTATGAAATATCTCATTATTTTCCTTTTAAAAGTTTTTTATTTCTTCTATCTAATGATTCTATAGCCTGTATTGCGACTGCTGCAACATGTATTAATTCTGTTCTGTATTTTTCATATTCGTTTGTTGAATTATCTAAAAGTTCAATATTTAAAGCTTCTAGTACTTCCTTATTTGCTTCACCTACCTCTTCACCTAATATAGCTAACCATTTTAATGGTATATGGTTTTGTATTCCCCATAAACTATCTTGTCTTTTTCTTTCGTTTTTTATTTCTTCTATTATTGGATGTTTTAATTCAAAATACCCACAATCTTTACATATATTATTTGTTATTTCATCAAATAGATTGTCTAATTCACTGAAGCATTTTGTTGTTGGATAAATATCATATTTATCTGGATTATCTAACATGTCTCCTATAATCCTTGTTCTTTTTATAATAAAGTCCTCTTTATTCATTTTGCCTTCCTTATTTATATAATTCTGGTTTTAAAAATTTAAATGGTCTTTTTACTTGTTTATGATATGGTTCACAAGTTAAACAAAACCTATAACAACCCCATTTGTTTTCTTTATTAAAGCCATAGCAATACCTTTCCGGTTTATTCCCACATAACACACAGATATTCGGGTCTTCTTTTTTCTCTTTTTTTTTATGAATATATCTTTTTTCTTTATTTCTTTTTTATCAAGACAAAAGCATTGGTCTTTGAAATTAAGACATTCAGCACAATATATTCTTAGTTTTTTCTTTTCTTTAACTTTCATTGTTTTTAATTTTAATTTAAAAATATAGGTAAGCTACTCACAAAGATTGTTTTCACTTACCCAGTTTACTACTACATATATGGTTTATGTTTTCTATACATGTCTTTTCATTAGCATCACCTCCTTTCTTTTTTTTGCATTTAATTTAATTATCATCAGCAAAAACAAAATTCATTATAAACCCAATTATTTCACAGCTTAATAGCTTGCTTTCATTGGCGGTTTTGTTTCCTGATCTATTTGTTTATTTATTCCGTTGAAAAGGTATTGACTAATCTACCTATTGTTAATTTATTGGCCTTATCCTTAGCTTTACCAAATGAGTCGATCAACTATCTCCGCAACTAAGGTCATATACGGAGTTCCACGTCGGTATTACTTTATTCAACGGAATATTAAGCATTTCATTCTTTTTTTTATTAATTTATTTTAATTCCTTAATTTTTATTTCTACTCTTGGATTATCTTTATCTATATTTCCTGTTCGATAATGTGTTGAATTTATATGCAAATCATTGTCATCTTCTATCATTCCCAATTCAACTAATCCATCACAAAAAAACTTTTCATGAATTGATAATACATTAGATCTGTCTCCTTTCCTTTTGTCTTTTCTAAACAAAGTAAAATCAATGTCTATTTTTGTGAATTTTCCTATAAATTTATATTCTTTAAATATTCCTTTTAATATTTCTTTATATTCTATTTTTAATTTATTATTAACCTGGTAATGCAAGTTTCTATAGTTATTTAAATTAAGATGATATTTTTTCTTTTGTTTGACTCCTGATTCGATATATAGAGGCATTTTTATTAACATTTGAAGATTCCCTCCAATTCGTTAATTTGTTTTTGTTCTTTAAAAGTTTTCCACTTCATATCTCTTGATTTGTTTAAAAAATATGCTTGTTTACATATACATGCATAAGCCGTTTCATATCCTATTACCTCCTTCTCTTTTAATTGTTTCCTTAAATTGTCTGTTAATGGTAATGACATTACAATTCTTGTTTCAGCTTCATTTGAATAGATATTTATTCTTGTTATAGATCCTGTCGATTTACAAATACTGCATTTTTCGTCTTTGAATGTTTGCCTATTTAGAATCTTATTTGCTCTATCTGCATGTGCCTTAATTAATGCTATAGTTGGGAAGTATTTAATGTTCTGATCATTAATAATTTCTTTGATTGCATATTTTAAAATGTCATCATCGTAATTAGATAAAAAACTTTGCCAACTTAAAACTTGATGCTCTATGTTTTTGTCATTACACCCTTTTCCGTAATTTATTAATAAAACTTTAATTTCTGGTATTAAGTTTTGAATCATTATTTTTATCCAAAGTTAATTTTTCCAATCCCTGGTTTTATATGGTCGTATTTACCTGCTTTGACTATTTTGTTATCATATTTTCCCTCAAGTACTTTAATTGCATTCTCTTCGTTTTTAATTATCCAATCAAATGTAGCTGACCATCCTCTATCATTATCTCCACAACAAAATTCTGAACTGTTTATTTTTCTAAACACTTCGTTCCATTCTTTAAACGGTCTTTCTTTAAGCCGGGTCTTTATCTTTTGTCTTCTATTGGTTGATAATGATAAAATAGGTTTTATTATTTTATCTTCACATTCTGAATTCCATAAATCTCTAAAAACCAAGCAGTCTGTTGTTTCTTCTTTAGTATGATTCTCTTTTAATGATTCTCTTAAATGATTCTCTTTATCTCCCGTACTAGAGTCCGGTTCTTGATTCGTATCAAAACCTTGTTCTTGATCCGTATCAGAGTCCGGTTCTTGAACAATGGAATCCATGTACGTATGATATAAAAACCTATAAGTGTTTGGTTTACCTAATCCTTGTCTTTTGCTTTCAATTAAGTTGTGATTAATAAGATTTTTTAATGATTTGTTTATAGCATCAACTTTTAACCCTATTTCCTTTGCTAATGTTTCTTGTTTTGGATAACAATAACCATTTTTACCTGCATATTGAGATAACCTTGCATAAAGTAGTTTTTCAGTTGAAGTGATCTCTTTTCTGTTCATTAACCAATTAGGAATAAATGATCCTACAAATAATTTATATGGGTTTATATATTTATTCATTTTTTCAATTTATATAAGTGTGATTATATTTGCTGAAAACTTTCCATTAATTCTATTTTCATGTTTTTCTATAATGTTTAATTCTTCTAATATCTTTAATGCTTTATAAATCCAATCTTTTGATAATCCTGAATATTCTTTTATTTGATTTATATTACATTCTCCAAAATCATTAGTTATTTCTGTTAATGTTAAATATAAATTTCTGTAATTTCTTAAATTACTCCCTTTAAAGCTTTCCCTAAATGACTTTAAAACTTCTTTTGATTGCCAACAGAAAAGATTATTTCTTCCGTTACCCATCTCCTTTCTTCCTTTCTTCAGCTAATTCTTTAATTTTAGATTGTGACCAACATCTTATCAGGTGGGCCTCTGCTGATGAGAAGCCCAATTCTTTTGCCAATTTGTAATTCTTTTGCTTCCTATTGTTTATTCTTAATCTGTTCTCTTCTACTTTTTGTTTTAAATTCATCTATGTATTATACCCCAACCCGGTTCTTATTATCAACAATTAAAATGGTACATCACCGTTTTCCATTTCTAACTCATTTCCTAATCTATCTGCGAATTCTTCGTCTTCAAACTCTTCTTTTGTTTCATTTTTCTCTATTTCTTTTATTTCTCCTGTTTCTACGAAAATCAAAGCATTTGTTACTAGTTTCACTGTTGTTTCTTCATCATTTTTAAAAGTTTTAAATGCGTCTCCTGCGGTTAAAACATAACCCACTTTTTCATTTACATAGTTGTTATATTTTTCATGTTTTATTTTAACTGCTAATAATTTTCCTACCCAGTTTTCATGAATAATATCTACTTTCCCTTTATATGGTTCCTCTATTGTTTTTAAGAACTTTCTTATATAGGACCATCTTATTTCTGTTTTTCCTGGATCTGATTCTCCTTCTTCTTTTGTTGGGAATGTTATGTAATAATAAACTTCTTTTTCTGTACAATTTATCATTCCATCTTTAACTATTTGTCCTTTAAATAACATCTTTACTGTATATAATTTACCTCCTGAAGATGCTAATGATTTACCTACCTCTTTTATTTGCATTAAATAGAAACCGATTTCTAATGGTTTGAATTCTGTGTTTTCTTTGGGTTCTTCTTCTGGAAAATCGTAATCTGACATGAAATTTTATTCCTTTTTAAATTGTTTATAAAAAAATTATATTTAAACCTGTCATCTCGTTTAATATTGTATTCTGTTATTATTTCTTGTATTTTTTTTGATTTATTACTTTCTTTTAAATATTGTTTATATGTATTTATTATGTATTCTGGTAATCTCTTTTTGTAATGATTTAACTCCCATAATTTAATTTGGATTAAAATAGTATTTAACATTAATATTCTTTTTGATTTTGATTTCATAATCATGTTATTTCTCAACTTTTTCAAGAAACTTGTTATAAATTTCAGTTAATTTTCCTTTGTCTCCTGTATATTGTTTTAGAGGTGCATATGTTTTTAATAATTTGTCATAGCTTTCTTTTGTCATCTTTTTCTTTAGATTTTTAATTGCTACAACAAAGTTAGCAAATTCAGTTTCAGTTTTGTTTCCGTTTTCTTCATTTTCTTTACTTGATAACCATTCTTTTATTTGTTCTCCTGTTTTCTTATCTGGCTTGAAAAACTTACCATCAAATAATGAAGTTCTATCTTTTGTGCTTGTCGCTACATGACTTGGTGTTGTAATGTCAAGGACCACCGTGAACTCATATTCCATTCCCTCCCTTAATATAGGTGCCATTCCCAATTTCTTTATAACCTGCTTACCTCCTTCTTCTTCTTGTGCATATCCCATCTTGGATCGTGCTGTAGCGATAATATTGATTTTTGATGATATTATCTTCTCTACAAGCTTGTTGTGGTCTGGCGTAATCATACGCCATGCAGTCCACCCATTGTTCTTGGTTGTATCTTCAATTCTCCCTTTTTTGTCAAGCAGTCCACCTTCTCCTGCCCATGCGTGAGTAAGTGAATCTATTATTAAGTTTTCATATCCAAGTTTTTCAGCTAAATCTATAACTTCAATATATTTTGCACATGTATAATCTGGTTCCATTGTTAAAATATCATAATCAAATTTATCACTGTATAAATCGCCACTACCTCCTTCTGTGTCCAACATTGTTATCTTACCTCCCAAACCTGTAGCTATTTCCAGTGACGACCATGTCTTGCCACTCCCTGCAGGTCCGTTCAGGCATATTTTTGCGTAACTTAATGATTTCTGTGCTTTTCTAAATTCCATGTCTTTCTCCTTCTAAATGTTCGTCAACTTGTTCTTCGTTTATTTTTTTGTATTTTTATTAAAATGGTTTCTTCCATTTAATCATTCTCCATTTCGACAACTCTGTTAACGAAATCTATAAAACTTTCTGTTGTTTCTTGAATATAATAAATTGATTTCATATCTTCGCTTCTTATTTCCCAAATCCCTGAATCTTTTAGTAATGGTTTGTTTTCTGGTAACTCATTTATTAAATATTCTAATGTGTCCATTAGGTCTTGTTCATGATCTTCATTCATTTCTTTTTTCCTGGATATGAAAGTGAAAAAGATAAATCCCCTTTTTCTGGTTCTGAAACTTCAGTGTTCGGAGGTAAATCTAATTTTTTGTTTAAATTCTCATTTACAGGTGTTTTTAATAACGAATATTCTGTCTTTACCATAGCTGGTAAGTGTTCTAATCCCCATTTAACTGTGAAGTTAAACGCTTTTTCATTATCTTTCTTTTCTGGGAATATTATTTTTGTTCCTTTTTGTCTTAAGGATAATACGATCCCTCCTTCTAGTTTTAATGTTTTAGATTTTGTTTCTTTATAATAAGCTCTCATATAATTTTCTGTTTGATATTCGACAAAACTAATTAGATTTTTTAATGTTTCTCTTTCTGCCTCAAAATATTCTTTTGATTTTTCAAATGCCTTCACTTTTATTGCTAATGCCGATACCATTTTTAAAGAAAGGCTTCTTGATGGTGTTTTATCTCTTGTTAATAGTTCACCTGTTTCAATGTTGAAAAGTTCGTTATGTAATTTGATGAATGTATTTTTCTCTTTATCATCTGGAAAAGTTTTTGCTATGCCTGTTTCTCTTTGATCTGTCCAATTGTCATCTGTCATGATTTATTTCCTTTTTGTAATGTTGTTAGATTTATTTATTCTTCACCTTCATTGCTATATCCATTTTCTTCTGCCCAATCACCTAATGTGTTTTTTTCAAATACATCTTCCGGTTTCAGGTTTTCTCTTATCCAATCTATTGAATCGTCTAAAAGTGTTTTTGATATTACTTCGTTCAAGAAATTCTCATCTTCCGTTGCTGATGTTCCCATGATTCCCCTTTTTTAAGTATTTAATATTGATTTAGCTAATTGTCTGATATGTTTGCAACTTGTACCTCTCATGTTGTGTCTTATTTCAAAATCTTTACATGTACATTTTATTGTTCTGTTTTTTATATGAATTTTGTAACTTATTTCTCCTTTTGAAGATTTACATGATATAAATTCATTTATCCGGTCTTCGCTTGGAATGTAAACACTATATGGTTTATTTTTAAAATCCGTGTTTCCCATTGTTTTTCTCGTCTATGTAATTCAAAGATAAAACTACATAGTTTCCTTTAAGTCCTAATCCTGAATGTATGTGACTTATTTCAAATACGAATTTGTTTTTGAATCTTAAGACATCTTTTACTTGATAATCCCTATCGTTTAATCTTATTTCTGATTTCTTCTTTCCAATAATAAGATTGTTTAAATAGTTATTTTTGATTTTTAAATCATGAATCATTGTCCTGCCCTTTTCAAAGGTTACATTAGTGGCTCCAGGTCATTTTGTTAGAGCGGTGATGGCCTCCAGGTCCCATGTCTGTTCCGCTTTGTTGCTTTTAATTAAACTGTTTATTCTTTTTATAATTTGATTAAATTTAATTCTACTTTAAGTATTGATAATTGGTTTAAAACTATTGCTAATCTGATTTTTGCGTATTCTGGTTCAGGTGCCCATGTTTGAAGTATTGTCTCTAAAGTTGCTTTTTCTGATGATAATAATGTTATTTTGAGTTTTATCCATTTTTCATACATTCTTCTTCCCTTCTATTACTGGTGGGAACTTTCTGTTATCAACTTTACCCGCTAAATACCTGATGTCACCGAACGAAACAAAGATTGTTAGGTGATTAGGTGCTGACAGTTTCCACTGCTCTCCTACGGAGTCTGGTGATTTTTCATAAAGGTTGAAAATTATTGCTCTAATTACTAATAGTTTTTTAATGATGTCTCTCATGTTCTTCCCTTTTTTTTAATAAGTTTTGTCTTTCCTATCTCAGTATCTTCACATTGCCGCTTTGTTTACCTATAACGTTGTTTTAATAACAACTCAGGGTTTACGCCCCCTGTAAATATAGTCACCTCACGGTTATTTGCCGCATAGATCTAAAATAACGATCGTCTCTTACTCACGTGGCACCTAGGATTTATTACTTGCTCAAGGCTCTGATAGGATGGCAACTCCGTTCGGAAAGACAAATTTAACAATTAAAATGGGGAATTTCACCCCTATGTGGACTCAGCACTCCATAACCTTCTTTGATTGGGCTAATGATCCTCTGACAAGCTTACCATTGTGAAGAACCATTTCTGGCCGTTGCTTAAGCTTCTTGCCACTCCGGTTGTCGTTTAACTTCACACCAAGTTGTTTATGTAATATGTCCGACTTACCAAAGGCCGGACATGGGTCATTAACCCTACGTTACATTTGATTTTCCTCCTTTCTTTGATCGGAGTTTAACGTGTTGTTTATAAAAAAAATAACATAACTAAAAAAAAACACTCACCATTCCTATCTCGTGTAACTTGTTGCTAACCAGGCACCTAAACGTGTACTTATTGTTCTTTTTGTTCTTTTCCATGTATCATCTTCTTCTGTTTCTCTTCCAATCGATTCTGGTATTGCATCTAATAGTAAATGCATCTGTTCTATTTCTTTAATTCCTTCTTCGTTTGCTTTTTTGTAAGTTTCTTTATAATCAATAGCTTCTTTAAGTTCTTTTTTTAACTTTTGGTTTTCTTCTAATGCGTTTTTTAGTTGTGTTGATATTGCTAATTTTCTTGGCATTCTGTTTTCTCCTATTTGGCTCTTGGTTTTCTTTCGTTTAAATAAAATAAAAATAACATAACTAAAAAAAACACTTATATATTGCGAATAAGATGAAACCTATGAGTGTTACTAACCCTTGACCATAATAATGTTCTAATTTCTTTTTGTTTCTTTTTTCGTATTTTGATACGCCTATGTAATCTGGTAAATATCTTCCTTTAAATTTGTGTCTTTTCATTCTTTTATTGTCTCCACTAATCTTCTTTCTAATTCATGGACTTTTTCTAATGATGAATAACAATATGCCCATTTAAAACCATATAACTTGACCATTAAATTTCTTGCTGTTATTTCTGTTTTTGCTATTACTTTTACATATCCTGGATAATGTTCTTGTCCTACTCCAAATGTAAAAAAGAATTCTTTGTCTTCTTCTGTTTCTTGTTTCATGTATTCTTGTATCTTTTTAATGTTAACGTTTTTCCATTTTGGCTTTGATGGGAAGAAACAAAAAGTAAGCTCTTCTTTTCTGAGTTTTTCTATTTTTCTTCTTTCTTCTTTGGATAAGATTACTATTATTGGTTCATCTTCACTATCATATATCTTGTTTTTGATCTTTATTTTCATTGTCTTCTTTTAGTAAATTGTTTAAAAAATCTAATTCTTTTAATGCTTTTATATTTTCCTTTTTATCTTCATTCACCTATCACCTCTCCTTTCGTCAATTCTTTTCACTTCTGTTTCTAAGTTTTTTAATGCTTGTTCCCAAGAATCACTGTTACTTCGTTTATATCCTACTACGAAGACTTCAAACTCTTCTATCCCTTTGCCATTCCTTTCTGATTCTGTTTGGGTTATAGAATGAAACTTGTCACCTGCTAACTCTTTTAACTTTTTCTTTGCTTTATTGAATGTCATGGTTTTTATTTCCTTTCATTTGGGTTTCTAAACTTTTAAATGCTCTTTCCCATGTGGGTTCTTCGTGTGCGTCATTTCCTATAATGTAAACTAAACATTTTTTTATGTTTATGTTTTTATCAGTCCTTGTTATGTTTAGTTGTATTGAATGAAGTTTTCCTTTTGCTAAAAGTCTTATCTTTTTCCTTGCTTGTTTGAATGTCATTGGTTTTCCCTTATGGCGCTTCATGATTGTCTATGAACCGTATTGGACATATATTTTCTTTCATTTTTGCTAATGCTTGTTTCCATGTTGGTTTACTTATTATTTCTTCTTTTTCAATATAAATTGAACATTCTGCTTCTTGTGTTCCGTCTATGTGTGTAACTAAACGATATGTTATAGTGTGATAGTTACCTCTCGCTAATTTCTTTAATTCTTTTTCCGCCTCATGAAATGTCATATCCGTCCTCTCTTTCTATGACTAATGATAAAACCTTTTCTGGTAACATTAACTTTATCCCTGATACTGTATATGAAATATCTCCTTTATGTGAATTTAAGAATAAACATGTTTCTGTTATTATGTGTACTGCAAGTACAACCCCTACGCTTATTACTTTTTGATCTAAATTGAATGAAAATTCGTTTTCCCATTTAACTATGTTTCCTATTTTGAATTTATGTTTCATGTTTTTCCTTTCTGTTACTTCTTGACAACCTGTTTATGTCTTCTATAATTTCTATGTCTATTCCACTTAAGAATTCTAAACATGCACATATTCTTCTTCCATTCTCTTCTGTTAACCATGCTTTACCTGTAGAGCCTACAATTAAGCCTTGTGTGTCTATTTCACAATAAATTCCTTTGTATTTATCTGCTACTGATCCTTTTTCATAAATTATTGGAGAATGGACGCTCCCTGTGTTATATCCGTATTTGATTATTTTTCCTTTTCTTGTTTTCATTTGTTTTCTCCACATGAGTTATTAATTTTCTTCTATATGAATCTAATTTTCTGTCTATCCATGGTTCTTGTGTCTCTTTGTATTTGTAACATTTGTTTCCATATACGTATCTTGCTCCATAATGAACAAATTCACATTTAGGGCAACCACCATATTCTGGATGTTCATCTTTTATATCAAAGATCCATTCACAGGATGCGCATACTCTTAATTTTGCTATTTTTTTAGTAGTCATTTAATTCTTCTTTTCAAGTCTTTGTATAAGTTCTTTTGCTAACATATAAGCTTGTTCTTTGTTTAAAAATAAATCGTTGATACCTTCTTTTCCTTTTTCAGTAAATGAAATCATAATATGAGCTTTGTTGTTTTTACATCCTATACAATCTTTGCCGTAAACTCTTATTGCTGTGTCTTTCTCTGCTATTATTTCCATGATTATTCTTTCATAAAAAAATTAATATTAAATTTATAATGATCTTGCAAACTTTATTGCTAAATCCCATCTGTTAGGTTTGAAACTTGCTATATGTGAATCACTTGAATTTTCAAAATGTGTGCTTATATAATATCTTTGATAATATGTACCCATGAATACGAATATCTTTGTTCTTTCAAACCCGAAACAATTTTCATATATAATTGCTAATATATACGAGTTTTTGAATTCTGCTTTCTTTATTAATCTGAATTTTGTTGGGTCTGATCCTGATTCGTTTTGTTTTTGGTCTTTTCTGTTACTTGGTGATAAAAGTCCCATTCCTTATTCCTTTCTTTAAAATTCTTGTAACTTCTTTAATAAATAATTAGCTAATTCTTTTAAGTCTTTAATCTCTTTTTTGTATCTTTCTTCTTGGTTGTCGTATTTATGTGGAATACTAAAGAAAAATATATATCCTCCTTCGTCTCTGATTCCATATGGGGTTTGATCTTTGTAAGTTATTTCTAATTTTTTTTGGTCTTTTTTCTGTTTGTTCTTTTTGCTTTTTCTTAAGACTGTGACTGATGTAATGTCTTGTGTCCATGCCTATTTCCTCCTTTCATGATTAATCCTCGTTACTCACTAACTTTTTAATTGTTTCATCTTTTAAGAATCCTGCCTTACCTAATTTATCGACAATCTTAGCTGCAAATATTAGGTCATACTTTTTCGTTAAGTCTTCTATAAACTTGTTTGCCATATTTTCTGTTTTTTCTTCTAGGAATTTATAAGCTTCTGTTCTCCAATTACTATTTTCTTTAAAAAGATTTTCAATGTGATCTGTTATTTTTATAGACATAGGGAATCCAGGAAGCTTTATCTCTCCTTCTTTCATTAACTGTCTGACTTTTCTCTTTACTTTTATGTCCAGATGTAACAACACTTTCTCTTTTACTGCTTCTGATATAGACCTTTTTAAATCTTCACCTATATCTTCCTTTATCTTTTTTACTATGGCATAGGTTACCTGGTCTTTAATTACTTCTGACACGGATTCAAAACTACAATCATTTTCTGAATTGCAATTATCTACTTCTGGATAAATATCTTCTAAATTCACTTCTATTTTCATTTTCATTATTTTTCCTCTTTAATTTTCGGTAATGGCCCTAACCATCCTTCTATTTTAAATTTAATCTTTTGATCTGAACCTGGTCTGAACCATTTACCTATCCAAATTAAAACTTCTCTCTTTAAATGTCTCCAAGGTAATCCTTCTTTGTAGTAAACTAAATATGTTCCTTTTTCCGTTGGGTTTTTGTTGAATTGTAATAATGCAAGTATTTGTGATTCTGTGTCTTCTTCTTTCATGATTTTCTATTCCTTTTATTACAAATAAAACATTTAAATACTTCTGGTGCGTCACCTCTGCATCGCGGACATGATCCGTGTAATAAACGCCATCGTCCGAATATTCTATGGATTCTTTTCTTTGGGTTTAATATTACTGTCATAAATGTTTCCTTTCTGATGATTAAATTTACGTAATTTGCTTATCTATCGGCTCTATCCATGTCTTACGTTTTCTTATCCAGCAGTCATACTGGCCTCTATCTACATTTGGAACTGTATTTGAAAAGACAAAACCTGCTTTATACATATTTCCTATTAAGTCCCATTCTTTTATAGCTTTACGCATTTGTCTTAAAAGCTTTTTGTCGTTTAATATCTGGTCTATTCTACTGTTATACATTTTTAATATTTTCCTTTTTTACGGTTAGATTAAATTACGGAATTTGCGGAATTGTATTAAGTTAGAGGTCTATGTCTTTAGCTTTGATCACCACTTCCTTTAGCTTTTCTGCTGTTTCTTTGAAATTTTCTAATTTTAAGTATATTTGCGTAAAATCATAATCCTCTGATAAAGTTTTTATTTTTGTTATTGTTGCTGCATAATCTATAGCTGGTAATTTCTGTCCAATCCCTATCTTTTCAGGAACTTTTCCTATTACTGCTGAAATTATATTTTTTACTTCTTGATTTGTTGCTTGTATTAAAAATCCGTTTTCAGTCTTCCCTATTATTTCCATGATTACTTTTCCTCTTATTTTTATGTTATGTTTACGATTTTGTAAAATTACGTTATTTCACTAGTTGGGTAAATTGAACATATATTGATTCCTGAAATTTTAAACTCACCTGGTCAACTTTTATTTTCCACAAAACTGTTTAATGTCTATTCAGTCTTCTTGGCTCTGCCCTGCTCTGCCTGGCGTGATTCTTCTCTCTTCTTGTCTGATCTTCACGAAATAGGAAAAGAGAAAGTATGTTCCATTCTCTGGAATTCCTTCTCTGGAAATAAATAGTATTTCTCCCCATAGAACTGACTTGTGGATATGAAATAAAATAAATTATCTCAAGCCAGCCCCGGGAGAGACTCTCTTTTTTCTTTTTGCCTCTTTTTCTTTGTTCTACATGTTCAGATAGTCAGCAGCCTCTCTTTCTCTTGGGAAATGCTTGGGGTTTGCCTTGATAACCTTCTCGTGGTATTCATTCACGATGTTTCCGAACAAAAACAGACAAAAGTATTTAGCTTGCTTTGGTTTCTCTATCCATTCAGGAACTTCTATCCAAACCTGAAGATAATTGACCAATCTTTTCTTCTTGAGACCTACTATCTTGTCCCAAAGCCTTTCCTCTACTATGTTAGTGCAAAATTTATATATATCTGCGTTATACTCTTTGTCCTCCTTCTTGAATGGTGATGGTGTCTTGATCCACTTGTGTTTTTCAGTTGCAAATGATATTGAAGTGCCAATTGTGTAATGTTGTTCTCTTTGATATGTTTCTCCATCATATCCCTTGTTTATGAGGTCGTCAGCTGCTCTATCCTGGTGTTCAAGTCTTGTTTTCATCTGGTCAGAGCATGTCTGCGGTGTTTCGTCCCTGATCAGGCATTCTTCGAACTCTAATGATGAAGCAAAGAATTCATATTCTTCTTTTTCTTTATCGGAAGGATATCCGAACCTCATCATATCTTTTAGTTCTCTAAACCTGAGTCTGGTTGCTGATTCTTCCTTTTGCGAGGTTATGACTGAGGTGTTTTCTATTTGGTTTTGGTTAATCATCTCCATGCTCCTTGTTAAAGTAGTAGTGATTAATATTCTCTTCCTTTTCTTCTTCTCGTTCTTGTTGCAAGTCGTACTCACATATATCACAAACATAAACTAAAAGTTCTTGATCCCATTCCAGATTTACTGTTGATTCACATCCTTCACAAACCGTTGTAGGGGGTATTGTTTCTTGTCTACAATGTTGAATAAAAATAACTAAAGAAATAAAAAATAAAAATATAGTTAAGTGTTTAACCATCTCTGTTCTCCTAATAAAAAATAAAAATAACATAAAAATAAAAAACATTCTTGCTAACAGTGTTGAAAGATCAAAGATTCATAAATCAAATGAAAGTTCTAAGAATGACCTTTTTGCCTTGTGATCTTGCGAAGTTAAATGTGTAAAGTGTTCCTCTTGATTCACCATTCCAGATTGCAACACACACATCACATTTCAGGACCATGACTCTGTCCCTTGCCAGGAACGATTTGTAATCAAGACCTCTAAACATTGAAACCTTGTCCCAAATTCCAAGCTGGTGAGCCAAACCCAAAGCTTTCTGGTCAATTCCTCTTGCATCTCCCACAATCAAGCTATGACCCTCTTCCTTGATCCAGTTCATGACTTCAACTAGTTTTGCACTCATCTTGTCTGAACATTTTCTTGAACCTGTGATTAAAACTCTCATAATTAAAACTCCTAAAAGAAAAAAAAA